ACCGCCACCGCCACCACCGCCTGCTGATGTGATAGTGTCAAATACACTAGCTGATCCGGCTGTCCCTGTTAACAATGTTCCCGTTGCTCCAGCACCAACAGTTACGGTATATGATGTTGCAGATACTACTGAGTAACTAGTTGAAGTACGATAACCCCCTGCCCCGCCGCCACCATTTCCTGCGCCATTTGTTGTTCCGCCACCAGCACCGCCACCAGCTACAACTAAATATTCAACAGTAGGGGTTATAAAATTAGGCCATATTGATGCAAATAATGATTGCATCACTTCATTTAAGCGCCATATCCCTTTAGCAGATGCTCTGCTAATTGCCGCCGCAGTGGACGACATTATTGAACCTTTATACCTAATGGGCATTAGGTAATAGCCTCATAAGATGCGGTTAATTCAATTGCGGATGCCGTACCAACAGTCACCACAATAGACTGCGCTTCACCAAGATAAAACGCTGTGCTTTTATCTGCAACAACAATTGAAGCGTTTACTGGGACAGGAACTTGATACACAAGACGATAGTTTGTCCCTGCGCCTGCTGCTGCACTATTGATTGCTACAGTTACAGTTGCAACAGCCGCAGTTACATTTGACGCAACAATGTTGTCAATTTTATTAACCGTGCCAGCCGCAGGCGTAAGCGCAGTCCAAGTCGTAGCCGATGTGGTGCTAGGGATTAGATAAGACGTATTTCCATAAATTGAGGATACGTTAACAATATTTGGATTTGCCATGCTTATTCCTTAATAACCAAAAACCATTGCCATAATTATTGCTTTGCCTTCTGGTACAGATATGGAGGCTGGATAAGTAACAAACACGTTTTTTGTGCCTGCGGAAAATGTAACCAAAGAACCAGAATTACTGGACGAAAGCACTGTGGTTCTGGATAAAGTTGTACCTGATGAGGTATATGTTCCAATCCCAACTTCCCACTCCGCGCCGCCTGCAATGGTGTAGTAGGTAGAGTTCCCGTCACCAACAGCAGCAAAGGTTTGATATCCAGATACAGCCCCAGCAAGCGTAACAGTACCCGTACCAGTCGTTGCGGTGGTTTCCTGAACTCTATCGGCTAAGACAAGTGCCATTTACACCTCTACGTTGCGTTATCAACCAACACCCAATTTGATGTTTGGGTATCTTGGATTGTAGACCAGCCGGGGGCTTGTGTGTTGCTAATTGCTGACCAGCTTGAGGACTGAGCATTATTAATTGCAGCCCATGCCGCCGTCTGTGCATCATTAATATTTTGCCAGTTTGCGTTTTGGCTGTCATCTATTATTAGCCAACTTACAGGGATTATGGTTCCAACCTGACCAGCCGCCTGCACCCCAGTCAGGGCTATAGATATTCCTACACCAATAGAACCGACAGAACCCTGCGCTTGGACTCCAGAAAGTTGATAGATAACTTCTGGTATTGTGGTTCCAACGCTACCGGATGCTTGAACACCTGTTAAGGCGGCAGAAATATCCTGTGACGATACAACAGAGCCAACAACCCCGGAAGCTTCTACCCCGGTTAATGCCAAAGATATGTTTACACCTACACTGCCTACTGCGCCGTTTGCTTGCACGCCGGTAATGTCAATGCTTTGGCCCTGAGTAGTCCCGATTATTCCAGCTAAACCGTCAGCAGCTACACCTGACAGAGCAATGGATATGTCAATGTTTTCGTTACCAACCAGCCCAGAAGCTTGCACCCCAGTAAGCGCAATAGAAACAGCTTGGGAAGAAGTAACAGACCCAATGTCGCCAGTCGCAGATACTCCGGTTAGCGCCTTAGAAATTTCTTGGGAAACGGTGATTGTTCCTACGCTACCATCAGCCTGAACTCCCGTTAGCGCCCTAGACAGCTCCTGTGAGGTAGTTATTACGCCAACTGAGCCAGATGCTTCGTTCCCATTAATTGCAATGGAAACCGCCTGTGACGCAGCTATTGTTCCTACGTCACCTGTTGCCTGTACACCGGTAAGCGCAACGGAAACTTCTTGTGATGCAACAACCGTCCCAACATCTCCAGCAGCTTGAACGCCAGTAAGCGCCCTAGAGAGTGCTTGGGAAGTAGTTAACGTGCCAACCTCACCGGAAGCCTGAACGCCGGAAAGTGCAACGGAAACCACTTGGGAGGCAACGACAGTGCCAACATTACCCGCAGCTTGATTGCCCGTAAGAGCGATAGAAATTGCTTGAGAAGTGGCAACCGAACCAACGTTACCTGCGGCCTGAACGCCCGTAAGAGCAACAGATACCGCCTGTGAAGTGGTTACAGAGCTTACATTACCGTCTGCCTGAACCCCGGTAAGAGCTATTGATATAGCCTGCGATGCAGTAAGCGCACCTACGCTGCCAGATGCGCCAACCCCTGTCAGGGCTACTACTGTCCCAGTAGACCCTCCCCACGGATCAGAACCCCAAGTGCCATATCCCCATGTCCCAGAAGTTGGGGTTACAGCGGTACTGCCAGTAGCGCTAAATGGCGCTCCAGCAAAGGGGGTTATACCAAACATGGTCTACACGGCGTTTAGCCGTACCCCGCTATTAGGTTGTTGCCAAGCGAAGCAGGGCAGTGGTCGTGGTATTAGCAGGCATAGTCAACGTTAAAGTACCAGCAGTGATAGTCTGCGCGGTAAATGTGTGGACGCTGATAGCTTTATTGCTCTGTGTAGAGTTATAAATCAGTACACAATCAAACGAAGTAGACAAAGTTACGTTCGTGTAAACAATGCTTGCTGATGGAGTCCAATAACCAACTCCAGCCGTGGAAGATGCATTGGTTGAGGTTGGAGCTGTCGCATTAGTTACCGTTACACCACCGGCAGTATAGTTTGTGCCTGTCACCTCATTGGTGGAGGAATAAGCAGTGGTAGCTGCATTAACAGTGGCAGAAGCCAAATATAGCGCGGCTTTTACCGTATCCGTAGTGGGAGAGGTCAAGCTACCACGGGAAACAATAGTAGAAGTGCCAAGTTGATGCTGGCCTAACATCAGTTCACCGAGGAACGAAGTAGCCATTGATTGAGTATTTGCCATGATATTTCCTTAGAAAGAAGCAGTTTCGCCACCAGCAAAGCTGGGTATTTTCTTTAACGTAACGTGTGCGGAACGATGTACAAGTTCACCGTCTAGCCAGTACTCAACCCAAGTGGTTAGCTCGTTGTCATTGTCAATTTCTCCAGAACGGTGTTCCAACAAGGAATCATCCATCTCGCCTTTGGTGGTATTAACGATCAATTTGAACTCCTAATAAGCGCATTGGTAGAAGTGTTAGCCGGCATGGTGATTGTAAACGTGGTGGTAGATGTTTTATCAGAGCCAAAGTCTAATACTGCAATTGATTTATTGCCCTTGGATGCGTTGTAAATTAGGGCGCACCGAGTAGTCAAAGCCGATGACCAGGATACATTGTTCCAACTTACATAAGCTGTATAGCCAGAAGAGCTAATGGATGCCCCGGTCATAACTTGGCCACCAGCCGTATAACCTGTGGCAGAAACTTCATTGTCTGAGCTATAGACCGTAGTAGATGCATCCAGGCTTGCATTACCCGTATACAAAGCAATCTTGACCGTATCCGTGGACAAGTCGTGGATAGCTTGGTAAAGCTCTTTTTTAAAGCTGGTGGTTTGGGTTTGGACAATAGACATTAACTGACCTCAACCCTAAGTTGACCGCTGCGATAAGCGTCCTGGCGCTCCATTCCATCACCCAAACGTTTAGCCAAAGCCAATGCTTCAACGTATTTTTTGTTGTAATTGGCCATTAAATCTGGCTCACCCTTCATATAGGTGTAAGCCTCAACCAAAGAGCCATACAAAAGAACGCTGTCAAAGTTATCACCCAGCCAGGTCTGGCCGCTAGATGCGGTAGTAATTGATTCTGGATAATAGTAGTAATGAAGCTCAGCCGAATAAGTGGTCCCGGGCGTTGGTCCAAGAATAAAGCTTAACTCGTTGGAAATGGTAGATCCAGACACTGTTGGGCCAAACAAAGCGTAGTACTTTGGCGTACCTGTGCTACTTGGGTTTGCATATGCTTCACGCATGAAGTTCACATCTTTGTTTAAAAGATATGTGTAATCACCACCACCATAAGGAAATATGGCTAATGAATAAGGAGCCAAAAAGTCATCTGGACAAGATAAGTACTTATTGCTGGCTGTAACTGTACCCGTCACGTTTTTGCGCAACGAGGGAAACTGCACTGAGTTATAGATGCGCTGCTCTGCCTGTGTAATGAACAGGTTTACATCCACCGTTTGAAAGGTGTTCTCCGTGTAATCGGAAATCGCAACTACAAGCGCAGCGTAGTTCATGCCATTGGGCCTCTCGCCATTACGCCCTTAGTGGCTGCTCCAGTACCACGGATTTTTACTCCGCTGGTTTTTACTGGTTCTGGGCGTTTATTCCTAAAACCATTTAGAGTCATATCCATATTGGCAGGATCACTCATGTTAGGAGGAGTAACACTGGTAAATTCAGCCGGCGCACCAGACATGGTGTGTGGCTTTGCGTAAACACTAGCTGGGCCAACTTCTTTGCCGCCCTTTTTCATGGAATAGGCCATAACTTACCCCTTTTGGTTCATAGCGCGGGACATGTTTTTACCGTATGTTTTACGGTCCATGCTAGTGGGACCACCCTTTTTTAGCTTAAGAGTAGTACCTTTCCCGCCTTTGTGTTCTTGAGCATCATGCTGTTTGAACGCCTTTTTGATCATGGCCTTGTCTTGCGCCGTGTCACTTTTCATACCTTCTTTAGCCATCATAAACTCCTATGAAACCGTTACCGTTACTGTGCCAACACTTGTGGTTCCAACCAAGTAATTAGGCGTTAAAACTGAATCAAACCCACTTGCCCCGCCAACAGGATACCAACCCCATTGAATGTCTCTAGATCCACCAGTTGGCGTTCCCTGGCCTCCAGTTGTTACTTGCAACCCGTTCAATCCAGCCGCAACATAAGTTGTGTCCGGGCGGGGCTGGTATACAGCCTGGGGATCATTAACCGGATACATTCCCAACTGTAACTGCGGTTGATCAGGGTCCCAACATTCCTCGCAAACTTTCAATTGATAGAGTT